AGTTTCATTCTGTTATAATTATTTGTTGTTGCCCATTCATTAAAACTTTCTCCAGTAGGATCGTAGTAGTTTATAAAATCATAACAACTGCTTCTTACTTCACATGGATGTATATTATTATGAAATAAAAAGTTACCTACATTGTTTTGTAAATAATTTTTAAGAAATAAAATATTAGTATACCATCTTTCGTATTCTAATTCGTAATCCCAGATATACTTACCAAAGAAGTTTTTAGTTTCGTAACAAGTTTCAATAAAAATATCACCATCACCTTTGACTGCACTAGGATTTAAATTTGGATTGATAAACAATGTCTCAAAAAAATTCATTTCAGCATGTTTTAATCTAGATGTAAACTCTAATTTTAAATCTTGATCGTGTTCAATACTATCCTTAATAGATTTTATACTGACTTCACCCCTGTTAATACTCGACCACCCAACAACAACAAAAATATTTTTTAAATCCTCTCCGTTGCGTTTTAGTTCTTCAAGATCTTGTACACAACGTCTAGCGATCCATTCATTAGTAGCACCAGGTAATGCTTTGTTAATACAATCATCAAAGTTTAATTTGTTTGCAACATACATAGGGTATGCATGTTGTTTATTTTGTTCTGTCATATCTTCATCAGCAATACACTCAGCACCTGCGGTTAGACTATCTCCTACTGCATATAATATTTTCATAGAATGTGTTCCTTAATATAAGGTAGTACTAAATTTTTAAATTCTGTATGTACTTGTTTACTATAATGACCTTCTCTGCGTTTTCCGTAACTGTGTTTTTGCTTTGCCCATTGACTGAAACTAAATGTATCAAATTTATAATACTCTTTGCCGAACACAGTATCAACTAAAAAATTAGGTCTTATTTTTAATATTCTGTTCCATTCATGAACATTATTGTGCATAAAATATTTGATGTTGTTTGCTTCACAAAAACTTTTTACAGCCATGATATATCCAAACCATTTTTCATGTTCTAGGTCCTCGTCCCAAAGGAACTGAGCACAAAACATTTGTGCATCATCACCGAAGTTACAAATTAAATCACCGTTGCCATCTTTAACCCATTTGGTTGTGTTTGGATTCACAAAGTTTGTTCCAAACATTTCAATTTCAGTTGACACCATTCCAAGTGGTGGCCAATCGCCTGTTTTCTTTAAATTTTTAATTTCTTCTTTGGCCGTAATTTCTAATCTGTTGATTCCACTCCAACCAATAATTACAAATACTTTGGACAGATCCTGTCCTTCTGTTTGTAGTTTTAATAGATCAAGAATGGTTGTTCTTGCAATCCATTCATTGGGTGCGCCTGGTAATGCACTGTTTATATTATTTGCTATACCAAGTTCATCTGTTATTTGCATTGGATATGCATGATACTTGTTTTCTTCACTAACATTACAATCACCTAGAATTTCCATTCCGTGTGTAAAACTATCGCCACAAGCATATAAAAGTTCAAACATTATTCACCTCTATAATTAAATGTTACCACAAGCCTGTGTCCAGGATTTCGTGGACTACTGCTACTGTGATATTCAAGTCCGTCAAATGTAATTAGCGTATTTGCTTTTGGATATACTACATCTCTGACTGTAAATTTAGTGTTCTTAGATGGATATTTTTCGTTGTAAAACACTGTTGGAGCATCACTATTGTTTACATAGAACAAACTAGTTTTATGTTCAAATTCAAAATCAACATGCGGATCGTGATATTCATCTTGCTGTTGTCCTGAATAAAATATAAACCCAACACGGCAACGTATTAGATCAATATCTCCTAGTAGTGCTTTTACAGGATTAAGCAAAACTGCAAGACTAGGATTTTCAACTTTGTTATCTTCAAATACATTTGTACTGAATCCATACTGCATTTTACCTTCACCGTATGCTACATTGTGATTATAGGTCCACGGTGTAAGATTACTAGTTAAGTTACTTTCCAACAACTTCAATTTGTCATTTGCTATTGCATTTTCGATCTTAATCATTAAAATAACTTTTCGCTAATAGTTCTATTTTAAGTTTGTTAGTTTCAATGCTGTTGATAATTTTTGTCATAGTGTATACTCTACCATACTTTTGTACAGCATCATTTACATCTTTTATATCATCGTCCCAGTCAGGAAAACTAACACTCCAGCCATAGTGCAATGCACTTTCTAAAAGGTCAGCACCTGCTTTGTCTCTATCAGGAACTACAACAATCTGTCTTTGTAAACTGTTTATTAGTGTTGCTTGTGTGTCTTTAACGTCATTACTTAACACAGCAACACCATCTATACTAATTGCATCAACAGGTCCTTCTACTACAAAACAATAACGTCTATAGTAGTTTTGTCTATCTAAGTTAAACACATATCCTGGTTGACTGTCTGTAATATATTTGGGGGAGCCATTTCCTATCTTTCTCGCAGTGTAGCCGACTATGTCCCCTTGATAATAGAACGGAATAATTAGCCTTGACTTATAGGAACCTTCCGGTGTCCACATAAAATTATAATCATCTATCATCAGGCCTCTACTCAAAAGATATTCAATGGCTCCAAATAAATCTGGATCCAACCCTGACGGCTCTAGTGCCTTCCAGTCTGCACATTCCATAATTGGTCTTGCTCCAACTGGCAGTTCCTTACTCTGAAACGTAGGCGTAATAAAGTGTTCTTCTGATGAATCTGATTCAGTTTGTATTATCTTTAAAGCCTCAAGACTAAGTCTTGTTATTTCAGAATCTGGCACACCAAGCCAGCCAAGTAGTTTACGCATCTTGTATGATATGTTTCTACCTGGAACATAACTTGCAGTATATCCACAGTTAAAACAATGATAACTCACTGTACCATCTGTGTTATGCATCATACCGCCACGCATACGTTTGTCTGCATTTTCTCCATTATACACACAACATGGTGCATTGAAACTAGTCCACCCACTAGGAGTTTTCTTATGTTTCGGAGGTAAGGCGGTTAGTAATGTTTGTTGTATCAGATTCATACTAGTATTTTACGATCTTACTAGTACTTTGTCAAGTGTTCCTGTGTTCGAATTGGAAGGAATATGCTTAATTCTTAGCCAATTGTATACTCCATTTACATTGAAGTAATCATTAACTGTTGCATTTGATAGGGTGATAGTTTTGATACTTACCCAATCTGTTCCATTACTAGGTTGATTATCTAGTGTTGCTTCTAGTTCAATAGTACCATCATATCCGGTAGTATAATATTGAACTGTGTGTAAATCATTTGCACGTTTTAATCTTGCGTTAGCATTTATATGACTGCTGTAATAACTTGAAACTTGTGTGTCGGGATCGGTGGTTTCAGAAAACGTTGTAACTTCATCACTGGCCTCATGCATAGCGTAACATGCATCTAATATTTCTATTCTTCCACATGCGTCATGATAGGTGTTTACATACATTGGTTTAATTTTGTTATCCACAGTTCTTGTAATGCTGAATCTATACATTTGTGAAACTAGATCAATTGTATCACTTTCGTTTAAATCAATTGTAACTACACCACGTGTAGAACGTGTGCTACCGTCATCTACCACAGTCATTGTTTTGTTTAGGAAACTTGCGCCGTTTTCTTTGTCAAGTATTGTAAATTTAAACGTGTTGCCTGAACTGATGTCAATAGGCTTTTGATCCTGATTCTTTACTGTAAATTTAAGGGTGTTTGCGACACCTTTAAAAACCTTTAAATCATTCTGATACATAGGTGCATATCCTTGTTCTACTCCGGTGTCCAAATCACTGTAAATGGTACTACCGGTTTCATAAATATATATTGGTACTTTGAGCATATCATTGTGTCATCCAATTGTATTTATATGAAAGACATGACTATTAAAAACGAAGATTTAGAACAAACAATACCGTTCGTAAGCGGCATAAAACATGCATCTAACGAGTATGTAGGTATTATCATCAATCAAGATCATGCTGTAACGAGCATCTACGATCTAGCAAATTGCTCCGACGAGGAGAAAAAACTGATACTGCAATGCGGTGAAGTATGGTGGTGGGAATCAAATAGAAAAATTCCTATTAACATTTTTATGAAACGTGAAATGCAAAACTTTAAACACATGATAAAAAGTTTTAATACTAAAGATGTTGAAATACTATTTGGTCCTGTTGTTAGACTACACGACATTGCACAAAAACGTGTAAAGCGTAAAAGTATTCAGTTAGTTAGAAAGTTGAAGTAATCTTTTTATACTGTATGTATATGATGTAATCAATTATTAGATAATTGATAAAAAGTCCAACCGGTGTATATGTTATTCCAAACAACATAGGAATACCAACCAAAAAAAGTGCAATCTTAAGCACATAATCAAATGCCAACTCTTCTGGTGAACTCCAAAAAGGCCAACTACCTAAATTAGGTTTTTTAGGTGGTCTTGGATTTTGCATTTCTGGAATCATGATCCTGCCCTTTGTTGGCTTACCATTTCGCACAACAAGTTCATGTGTACAACTATTGCATGAGCATAAGCAACTGCGTGTGCTTTTTTAAAATAATAACTTCCGTCAGTTGGTTTCGTCCACACTTCGTTCATCACCGTATCCCACTTCTTCCCAAGCAAATGTCTCTTCGCTGGACGGATAATTGCTAGTACTGCCGCTAGTTGTTCTATGCTCTGTGGTTTCATTTCTTTTAATATTGTACTGTGTTCTGCGACGTGAAATAGATTGTTGCTGAATTCTGGTTCTGTAAGTAATTCCCATAATGGCTCCTTGGCTAGTAGAGTATTTAAGTGTTCTTCGTTTCTCACACCTTCATATATGTGAACATTTAGCATGTCAATTTTAAAGTAGCCACGCTCGTCTGCTTCTTTATGATCAATAGTACATAGTTCTGTAAATGGATTTATAGGAGCGTCATGAAAGTAAACACCTGTATTATGTTTTTTCAATTCACCCTTTTCAACTCGTGATGCTTTAACGTGCTTAAACTTTTCAAGCACTGCGTCACGATCAAAAAAATCTAAATCAATATCAGGCATTAAAGTATATTTGCTTCCTTTATAATTTCTTTTACTAGTTTAACATCTTCTGTATTTTTTGTAAAGTGTTTTTTCCAAAAAGAAATATCCAAAGCAGGTTCAACAATTTCTAAATGTTCATCATTAAAACTACCAACAAGTTCAATACCAGCAGGTGTGTTTAACAGCAACCAAGGACTTATGCGTCCATATCTAATATCGTTAACTGCTCTATTATGATTTACATACTTGAAGTAATCATTATAAGGTGCTTCGTTTTTATCACCCCACTCCATCATTGTTTGTAAAGATCTTCTTACTGCACCTTCTACTGGTTCTAGTTTGATCATTTCAAATAGATATGTATCATATAGTTCATCTCTGCACCAATGATCTAATTTAACTCCGCTTTTAATTACAAAGTCAATGAACTTTTCAGGATAGATACAACTTACATTTGTAACAAAACTACCAAACTTTACAAACGCATTGTAATAACTGCTTTTGCAAAAGTCTTCGTATGTCTTTTCTTTTGAACGTTGTACTTGTTGATACCAACGATTGAATGTTAAAAAGCCTACTTGAACACGCTTCTCATCTTTTTGTAGATGTCTACGCTTAGGCTCGCACACATGAGCAATCAGCGTTTTTTCTTTTTGAAACGCTTTGCCGCAATGCACACATTCAAAATCTCTACTTGGCATTTGGATCCTGTTCTTCCATATATTCTTTTTGTTCGCTTTTTGACATAACACTTGATAAGGTTGTTGCATCATCTACCTTCATATTAGGATTCTTATCTAAAAGATATTGTTCAAATTTATTCTTTGCTTGTTTCTTTGGCGCCGCTACATACTGATGAAAAAAGTTTTCATACGCACCACACATTGCCATTAGTTTCCAAAGCAAGCCTTTATGATTTTTGCTTAGAGTCCAATGATGTTTGTTAACAAACTCATTTGTCATTTCTAAATAATGTTCTTGAAAAAACCTATCACCTTTTACATTGCTTACGTAACGCATAGCAATAAACGGAGCAAATAACTTTTTATCATCATCGCTAAGTTTATTATACCAGTCCTTGTCACGTTTGTCTACTGCACGTAACATTGCTTTTAAATCAAGAAACTTTTTCTTTTCAGCCATATCTCTTTCCATCAAATACGCAAACAAAATATAATTCTTCGTTGCCTGCATGTACACGATGAAACACACCGTCTTCAATCAGTACAGTATCACCTGCTTCAACATTGTGTGTAACATCATCAAGTTCCATAGTTCCATAACCTTCTAGAAACATGTAAACTTCTTCTTGTCCTTCATGTTTATGTCCGCTTGTGCTTTTGCGTGGATTTAATCTTGTACTACTAACAACAAGATTTTTTAATGTTGTGTTGTCTTTAACAATATAACGATCATCATTTTTTACAACCGTTCCTTCTATACTAGAACTTTTAAACTTCATCGTTTTACTCCTACTATATTCATACTCATAACAATTCTATTTTCATTAACTTTGTTTTCTTGCACTCTATGTGATAACCATGCAGGAAATAGTAACACATCGTTAGTATTACATTGTACTTCCTGATAGAAGTCTTGTCTACTAAAATCTGTATGACTTCTTGGCATATATGTCCAACTTGAATGTAAAGGATTTCGGAACTCTATGTTACCGCTATCTTTAGGTTTATTTAAATAAACGCTAGCCGCCATATGTGCTGGACTATGATCGTGTTCGATTACATATCCTTTTTGATTTGTAATATTAGTCCAACTATTCATTACTTCTAATGGAATATCTTGCATATCCCATTCTTTCCAAACTTGATTTACTATAGGTTGCAACCAAACCATAAAATCATGTAGTTCTTCCCATAGATGAGGATCTAGTATATTATGATTTGCATTTGTTTTTCCGCCGCCACGCATACTACCTGCGTTCTCCGGCATAAGCATTGTATCTTTAATAGCACGAGAACTTGCAGATGAAAAATCACCTGGGTATGTTGCTTTCCATACAAGATTAGGTGTTGTATTAATCGGTGTAATGCTCATGATCTTCTTTTGTCAAATAGTAGATTGTTTTTAATTTTTTTAACATTTCTTGTAGTGTTCTATTACCTTCGTTTGCATAATCTACAATTTCACTTATCTCTAATTCTGTTAAATGCCATTCGGGCAATATTTCTTTTTCAATACAAATACGATCCCCAGTTTTAGTATCACGTTCGTAAACTGTTTTACCTCCATCTGGGGATTCGTATATCTTAACCATATGCTATACTTTAGCACCTACTTTATTTCTAAGATAAGCAAGTAGCATACCATATGCTGGTAGGAACACAATAAGTCCTACTACAATTTTAGTAAGTGTATTATTAAACGCTACGCCATGTACCCAAGGTGCAGGATAAAACGCTGTATAGAAGAACGTGTACGTATCAATAATATTTGCCACGATAGTTGAAATCGCTGGCGCCGCCCACCATGCTTCTGTATAACGCTCTCTAATGTGCTGGAATACATATACGTCAAGCATTGTACCAACTGCATAAGCAGTACCTGATGCAATACCTACTCTGTATGCGTGTTCATCACCAAGTGCTAATAGTACAAGCACTGATGCAACAATCGCAGGAATAATAGCCATTGCTACAACAGCACGACCTGCTTCTTTACCAACAAGACGTACAGTCAAGTCAGTGGCAACAACTACGATCGGAAATGTAAATGCCGCCGCCGCAAGTGGAAACGAACCAAACAATGGTAAGTCTGCGCCAGGGAATACATCAAATCTAATTGTTACTAAGTAATTACTAACAGCAATTACAAGTGTGTGTAGAATTACTAACTTGCTTACAAGAGCCTTGTCTACACCTTCTAACATTTTAGTGAACATATAGTTCCTCCTTATTTTATTACTTTATTTTAGTACCGACAGTGCGTCTCACAATATCATCATGATTAAACTCTGCCCAATACAGTTCAAAGGCAACTCCGTCTTCAATGCCTTCAAATTGATGAACCTTACCAGGCTTAACCTGTGTAAATTCACCAGGACCAAGAATAGTTTCATCAACTAATCCTTCTTGGTCATCTTGCCAAACACGAACAAGCATCTTGCCCGACTCAACAAAGAATCCATTCCATTTGTAACGATGCTCATGCTCGCTACACTTGTAACCTTTCTTAAATTCAATACGGTGAAACTCTAGTACACCGTTAGCATGGATCAATTCTGTTTGACCCCAAATCTTTCCTGCTTTCATAGTCATTGCCCTTTCTCCTTCTGCATTCGCAGTCTTTGTTTGAAATTATTAACTCTCCATCCTTTGTAATTGTCTAAACGATGAAACTCTTCTGTTGTTACTAGGTGATGGTTTACTTTAATTGGTTTATCATTTAATGGTATAAGTTGTGCAATAGGATCGCCAGGCTCTAAAGATAACCTACTTCCGTGTGGTAAAAAGAAATTAAATTCTGCTATATGTGTATATTTAAAATTGATAGTTCCGGGACTACTCCAATGGCTAAGAGGATTTTTTTGATGCCATGTGGGTTGCATCCATAGCCATTCAATGTCTTGACTAGTTTTAATTCTCCATGGCAAAGGAAATTTAATATGATGATAACCAGGCTTGTGATCAGCATAGTCATCTGAACTATGACTGCTAGGCTGTTTAAATTTTTCTGGCATAACATCAAATGCAATCTTACCGTCCATAAAACGCTGTATCACAAAACTTGCAGGACTAGGAATAATAATACCACGTTTCATAATGTCTATAATTGCAGGGCAAGTTTTCATACCTGCAACTTCTAAACCTTGTACATGAACGTGTTCGTGATTGTCTGGTCTTGATATAGGTAACTTTTTCCACCAACGTGGAATAAAATATTTAGACAAGTTTGGCCTAAACATGTCGTATGCATGTTGATCGTCTGTGTATAAATCTACTGTGATAGGTTTATTAAAAAACATTTAAAACAACAAACTATAATCTAGTGTTTCACTTGAACGAGAAATTTCTTTTACAAAAAATACACATTCAGGATTGTCTGCATCGCCCAACGGTGTGGTTAATAATTGCCCTGCTTTTAGTTTAGGAAAGTACCATTTCACATCTTGATACACATTAACAACATCTACACTAACAAAGTCAGGTCTAAAAGATGTTAATGGATTGAATTGAAATGCTTCAAATCCTCTATCATTTAAACTTGTTAATGGTAGTACTTCCAGATCGCCGCCTTCGCTTGATCCAATTAACATAGACCATTCTAGTGGCATTTGTACTTGATGTTTTCCTACTTGAAGTACAACAGCAGGTGCTGAAAAACTTTCTAAATATATTAAAGGCATAAAGAAATAATCCGGCTCTTTAGGATCCGAATTATCTAATACTGAATATCTAATGTCCTCGTTGATTTCTTTTGGAAGATTATTTAGATCATATGATTTGTTTTCTAGTGTTAATATTTTCATTTAATCAATTGTTATCCTTTCGATTGTAAAGGGGTAATTAGCCTCTTTATAAAATTTTTTACGTTGTGTAAGATGCCTTTTTGCAAACTTACATCTGCTTGTGATGTCCCATATTTGGACATGGTCTTTATCTTCAGCCTTTCTAATTCCTCTACCAATTGACTGAATAACACGTACAAAAGACTTACCAGGCTCAATAAGAATAAGGTTAAAAATCCTAGGAATGTTAATACCAACTGCGGCAACACCATAAGTTGCAATAAGAACTTTATTTTCAGCAGTTTTAACCTCGTCATATTGTTCCTTTCTATCATTGGCTTTTGTTTCGCCAGAGATAAAAACACTATTCTCTATATGTGATTGTAACATCTTTCCTGCAGAAAGTCTATCTACAAGTACCAAAGTATTGCCATTTTCGCTTATTTTGGCAATTAATTTTGAAATCCATTCTATTCTTTTTTCATTAGTTGTTAGATATTTTAATTCTTCTTGATAAGATCTAAACTCTTGTACATCTTCAGTTTGAATAACATTAACATGACAGTTAGCAAGTACACCTTTTGCTTGTAGATCACTTGCACTAATATGATTAATAACTTCTCCTAGTCCTGCTCTAATACCTTGAAACTCAAATTGTTCTTTTGGAATAGTACCTGTAAGTCCCCAACGAATTGGAACGTGTGCAAAGTTTTGTGTAAGCAGTTGCTTCAAAACATCTGCTTTTGCTTGATGCACTTCGTCAACAATAATACAACGTACATCTTCCATTGCTTCTTGAAAAGTTACAGCCGCTTCGTGGTTCTTAGTTTTCTTACTAAGAATGTTTAGACTTTGCCAAGTACAGATTGTATGTGTTCTACCTAATTCTTTTCGATCACCAAAGTATACACCAACATCTAATCCGCAATTAACATAGTCTTCTTCTGTCTGCGTTACTAACGATTTGTTAGGAACAATAACTAGGCTACGTCCATATGGTTCACACAGATGCGAAAGTGTAGCAGTGATAATAGTTTTACCTGCACCAGTAGCAACTTCTTGTAGTGCTTGTGGATTAGATAAAAAGTTGTTAATAACTTCAAGTTGGTAGTCACGTAAACGAATTGGTTGTCCTTCTGCTGGATGTCCTTTAGGCCAACAAGTGTCTCCCCAGTAGTCTTCTCTTATTTCATTAAATTTAATTTGTATAGGAGTTCGCTGATCTTCAACTTCAACGTAAACACCTTTTTCGTCTAGTGCTTCTAAAACTTCTTTCAGCATACTAACATAAGTTGTACCGCCCAGTCCAAAGAAACTTACGGTACCGTCCCAACGTCCTAGTTTATATGCTGGCAAGTAACGTGCATACGGAATGTCATACTTAAACTTATTAACCAAGTGCTTACGCATTGATAAGTCCAAGCCTTCAAACTTTACGTTTACTTCATCTCTAATTACTAATTTACAGGATGCCACTTGCAGAGTCTCCTTTAAATGTATAATGTACCAACAATGGTTTATTTGCAAGATACGTTTGTGTTTTGTAATGACTAGGTTCAGTTGCTAAGTCAACTATAACAACATTAGGTGTGATGTTATATTTTACAAAGTTCTTATTGATTTTTTCGTTAGTAAGTATAATTTTGCTTTCAGGATCAAACTTATTAACTTTCCTATCTTTAATATAATCGTTCATTTCTTTGTTCTTAGGATATCTAAATGCTACCGATGTTTGGTTTGAAAGACCTGCCCATTCTAGCAATTCAATCCATTTAATCAGACTTTCATGCTCTACACTGCTTACCATAATAAGTGTTTGTTTACTAGGCTTAATAAGTTCCAAGAAATTTTGACGCTCGTGAACTTTTCTATTAACTGTCCAACGTGATTGGTCTCCTAACAATATTTTTCTAAATGTTTTATGTCCTAGTTTTTTAACCACCGGTGAATCATAAACAGTTACACCAAGCATTTTACTATACAATATTGCCTCAACAGGATCGTCAATATCTTTTAAAGGTTGCAAGTAATCTGCAGGGATATCTGAATTATTAATTGTAAACTCGTTGTCTTGAATTGTCAACAACGGAAAATATTTTAATCCTTCTTTTTTAACTGTATCTGTTTTCTTTTTAATGTCTGTAAGATTTTCGTCAATAGAAAAACCTTTTCCTCTTACAGCATCGAGTAAAAATTCAATATTTTTTTCGTTAAAAGGAAAACTCCATTCTTTGTTTTCTCCGTTGTATGTACCAGCAAGATACACATGTTTTTTTCTTTTCTTAAACTTATTAACTAGGTCTGCGATGAATGGACTTTTACAAACAATTTGGTCGCCGTCGATGTGTAACGTTTTTGTTTTATCAATTACCCTAAACGGTCTTGCAAAAACTTTCTTAGTAATTAGTGTTTCAGTATCAAAACCAATCTTGCGTAGTGCCGGTTCGTATCTTTTAACAACCCGTAGTCCAATTTCTCCTTGCTTTTCAGTAAGTGCAAGATTTCGTTCTAGTTGCATTGCTAAACTTTTTACAATGTTTAGATCATATTGATTGATTGCAACAGTAGGAAGTTGTTCATTACTAAAGTTATAGGCCCATAGAGTTCCGCCTAAAAACTGTATTGCGTCATCGATTGTGTTGTTGATTCCTTGAGGTAATTTATTCACCATGACTATGTCACCAATGTTAAGTTATAAGTTATGTTTTAATTATAGCAGATTATACAGTTTTGTCAACCAAAAATTCATTTAATTTTGGCAGTAATCTTGCCAAAGGTAGACCTTCTGCTATTTCATCAACGGTCCATTCTGTATGTGCGTAATCATTTAACCACTGTTGTCTTTCAGGCTTTATAGGGTCTTCAATAGTATCAAAACTGTGATTAGCAACGTCATATGCTAAACTTGATTGGCCTACAAATGCAGGAACTCCGCCTATAATACTTTGAATTCCTGGATTACTTGTCCAACTTACAACAGCATGAGCACCTTTAAAACTAAAATCAAAGTCGTCATATGTTCCTGTAACATGCAATGGTATTTGTCTAAACACATTTTTGAATTCGTGTTCTATTCCAGGTAACTGACATCTTGGGTGTGGCCTAAAGTATATTTTTCTTTCGGAGTATTTTCTAATTTCATCTATAACGTCTGATATCCATTTGCTCATAGGAGGCATATCACGCCATTGATGACTTTTATCATGTTGTCCACAAATTACAATATGTTCTCCAAATGACCACGGCTTTAATTCGAGTCCGAGTCGTCTAGCCCTACTGCTATCATTACTGCTAGGACCAAAAAAAGCATCTCTATTGATTCCATTTATTCCTACCTTCCATGTTGTTCCTCTTTTGATTCCGCCTACTTCTAATACTATTACAGGGATATTATTTTTTTGACAATATTCCCACACAGGCTGATTATTTTTCATACGACCATGCCAGAGCACACTCCAAATAACTGCTACGTCAAAGTCTTCGTGTTCTTCGTGTCCTAGGTGTTTTAATCCTGTGCTAAATGCATCAAAAACTGCTGTACTGTTTAATGCACCATTCTCTCTGAATAATTTGAACTTCATCTATTGCCTACTAAATATACGTATATTATATTTATTAGAGGATAAAATGTCAAGAAAATTTGCGGTTGTTACAACGTTCAATAAAGCAGGCATGGACTTGTACGGACAAAAAATGATAGACAGTTTTGAAAAAAACTGGCCTGCTGAAGTTGATCTTTATGTATATGCAGAAGGTTGCACACCTAACAAAACTAGAAACAATACATACGTTAGAGAATTGATGCAAAATGCAGGCATTGTAAAATTTAAAGCAAAGTGGAAAGACGTTCCTAAGGCAAATGGATTAGAAAATCCAAAAGGTAGAGTAGATGCACACAAGGGGTTTAAGTGGGACGCTATTAGATTTTGTCATAAAGTTTTTGCTATCTTTGACTGTGCGAAAAGCCTAGACGGCTCAAATGTTGATGAATTAATTTGGATGGATGCTGATACACTGTGCCATAGTGCAATGCCAAAAGATTTCTTAGACAAATTTATTCCACACAATAGTCATATTTGTTATTTTAGTAGAGAACCTAAATGGCCTGAGTGCGGATTTTATTCTATGAAACTAAAAGAAGATATTACTAAAAAGTTTTTAAGTAGATTTCAATGGGTATATGATCATGCCGAAGAAGGTATTTTTACAATGAAGGAATGGCATGACAGTTTTGTATTCTATGAAATTGTAAAAGAATTTAGACAGGTGCAAGGTTTTGTAGAACATAGTTTAAGTAATGTAACAATACAAGGTGAAGGACATCCTATTATCAACAGTAAGTTAGGTGCATATATCGACCATATGAAGGGCAATAGAAAAGTTGATGGAAAGTCATATGCAAAAGATCTTAAAGTAAAACGTAAAGAAGATTACTGGAAATGAAGAAAAGTTTATTTGGCCCGTGGTCTAGTTTACTAGATGTTATGTTCAAAGATGCCGAAAGTGTTTCTATATGTGAAATAGGAACGCACAGAGCAAAAACAGCAGAACAAATATGCTTACACATATTACAAAATCATAATTGCAAGTTGCGTTATGTAGGTTATGATGCCTTTGAATTAGCAACCCCAGATAGTGACAATGACGAAATAAATGGAAAAGGTCCGGGTGATTATATGTATGCTAATCATATGCTTAGACGTATAAACAACAAAAATTTTAAATTCAAACTAATCAAAGGTTGGACACAAAACACACTAGAACAAGGCAAGTACGATCTAGTTTATATAGATGGCGGTCATAGTTATGAAACTGTAAAACATGATCACGAAAAGTTAGAAATGAGCAATATTGTAGTGTTTGATGATTATCAGATACCTGATGTAAAGAGATATGTAGATGAATACATATATAAAAATTCTATTGTACAAGTTGATTGGGATTTAGATAAAATAAAAAATCTAAACGAAACTGTATATTCGTTTATGCCACACAAAGTCAAGAAACAAAAACAGTTTGTTCTTGGACAACCAACAGGACACATACAGCCTGTAATATTTAGGAAGTAATATGATTATTGATGCATTTCCATATTTTAATGAAGAAGAACTTTGTTTAATTAGATTAAACTATCTTCAAGATGCAGTAGACAAATTTATAATTGTCGAAAGCAATCAAACATGGCGTTGTCGCCCTAACAAACAAAAGTTTTTGAAAGTTTTAGAAAAAGTTCCACAACACATAACAGATAAAATAGTTTACAAATGGGTAGAACACCCTGACGAGTATTTAGACAGTGAAGAACACACTAACCTTAAAACAATACAAAATATTACTAGAGATAACCTAGTATATGAAGCACGTAAAATAACTGACAAAGCAATTTTCTTTTACAGTGACCTAGATGAAATTTGGGATAAAAGAGGATTGGCAGAAATTAAACGTTTGTTAAAAGCAGGAGAAAAACAAATTGTTTGTGATCAAGATTTAAGAGTTGTATATCTTGATTGGTATGCACGTATGCGTAATTGGCCTGGTACACGAATTACTAATTTAGAAAATCTACCAGAAGAAAAGCCATTAAGCACAGGTGCGTTCAAATACACTAAAGCAGGTGCTTTTAAAAGACACACTGTAATTAAAAATGGTTGGCACTTTAGTTACTTTGGCAGTGATAATCAACGTACTGAAAAAATTGCAAACATTAAAAATGCAATGGATTGGGAACGCAAAGCAGGAATGAGTTATGCACAAATTGCCACAAGAGTAAAAACAATACAAGAGTGGAATAACGTTGTACGTAAAAAGAAAATTCAAGGCAGACAACTAGATGATAATTTACAAATAGATACAAGTTTACAAAAAGAGTTTTTAAAATTTGATCTACTAAGTCCTTGGTTTAAAAACAAATATGAATCACATTTAAGGAGTACAAAATGAAAAAGTCCGGCGATTGGTGGATATGTGACGAAGAACAAAATATGATGAAGTATACTGAGGTTGCTAAAAGGGGCGATCCTAGTTGGCAAGGTAACTTTCCTTTATATTTAAATAAGTTTGTACCAGAAGATAAAAGAGGTGTATTTGTTGACATTGGTGCTAATTATGGATTTATGGTAACTGCTATGAGTAAGTTCTATAATCGTGTAGAAGCGTTTGAAGTAATTCCAAAAACATTTGACTGTTTAAAATTAAACTGTGAAGGGTTTGATAATGTTGTATTACACGATTGTGGACTAGGTAAATCAAACGATAAGATGTATGCAAAGCGTAGAAAGAAAACAGCAGGGCATAGTCAAATTATAAATGATCAACAACAGTTAGATTTATATCTGTCAGGCAAACACCCTAAACAACATATGGTAGAAATTGTAGAAATACCTATTAAAACATTAGATAGTTTTAATTACGATAGAATAGATTTAATGAAAATTGATGTTGAAGGTTTTGAAGAGTTTGTACTTGCAGGTGCAGAAAAAACCATTAAAAGATGTAAGCCTGTAATTGCACTTGAAGTTACACGTGAAAAGAAAACTACTGTAAAACGTAGTAGTATTGATACTGTAAAATTAGTTGAAAGTTGGGGATATAAATTTGTGGAGCAACGTAAAGACGATTATATGTTGATTCCTCAATGAAACACTTTTACCAAGATATTTTAGGGTACACTTATCCACAAAATTTAATTTTCTTTGATATGGTTATTCCTAAACTGCCTAATAATAGCACATGGGTAGAGTTAGGATCGTGGACTGGAAAAAGTACGGCGTATTGTGTTGTAGAATTATACAATGCAAATAAGTTAGGAAAGTTTGTTTGTGTAGATACATGGGAAGGTAGTCCCATACATTTTACAAGAGATACATTGCCCCATGGCTTAGATAATATCGACGATTTATATACTACATTTTTAAAAAACACTAATCCTATAAAAGACAGAATTACACCAATAAAATCTTTAAGTTGGGAAGTGGCTGATCAGTTTGAAGACGAAAGTGTAGATTTTGTTTATATTGATGCTGATCATAGTTATGAAAGTGTTACTAAAGATCTAATAGCATGGTGGCCTAAAGTTAAAACAGGAAGTTACTTCGGAGGGGACGATTTTACGAAAGGTCATCCCGATGTAATACGTGCTACACGAGATTTCTTTAAAGATTTAAAAAGGAAAGTTAGAAAAAAAGGCAGGTGCTGGTACGTTCAAAAAGTTTAAACGTATTTTCTCATATGGCGCCAACACGTACCATTTTTAAGTTCATCAATACTCCAATGGCTGGCACACAACTTCCATAACCATTCTTTTCTATCAGGACGTTGTGGAGTTTCAATTTGTGTTAAGTCAATATTAGCAAGAGGGCCTGCTTGACAATCATCTGGATCTGTGGCAAATATAGGAATACCGTTCATTAGTGCCGCAACACTTGGACTTGAATTTTTAACAATCATCGCCCAACAATTTTGTAAGTCATCTAACAGTGTTATTTTAGTAGTATCGCTAACACGAACACCAAATTCTTGTTCTATTTGTTTGCCGTAGTGTAATGCTGTTTTATCTCCTGGGTGACAACGTATCTTGATAGGTCTATTTGTGTGTTTACGCAATGTTGTTAAGGTATTACGTAACCAATCAATAACATGTTCCCCCTTCATGCTCCACCCACCGTTTCTTTGTAGACAGATAAGAACATGGTCGCCGCTGTTTGTATACGGAAGTAATTGTAGTCCATATCTATTTGCTAATCTGTCCCAGTGCTCTGGAGTAGTAATATCGTGATTACAATAATCTCCTGTTGTAGGAAATACACCATCAAAACTAAAGCGTATTAATTCACTGTCGTTAAATTTGCCTGTTGCGTAACTAAACATATTACTATCAATAATAACACAGCGTTTAGGTTTTACTGTATTTCTTTGATGTACTAGACGCCTAAATTGCAAGTGAGGTGCATTTTTTCCATGTTCATGAACGAAACCTTGCAGTACAGCAACATCACATTCTTGATATGTTGTACCTTCTATTGCAACACCTTCGTCACCGGCGGCAGTTACTCCTTGCACAAATGCATGTAACATTGCAGGCTTAGCCGGGTTATTGTTGCGTGGAGGAATACCTCCTAAAAAACTTACTACTTTCATTAAAGAACTGCCTTGACTTTAGTCCAAAAATCTTTTGTGGCGTTTCTTGCTT